AACAGGAAGGGCTTCCGGTTCGTGTAACCCGCTCTACCACCAATGAAGAATTGTTGGAACTGATTGAGCAGGCTTTGGAAGAAACCCCTGAGCAAGGAGAAGCTGAAGAAAAACAAGAAGAGGAAACTGAAGAAGCACCGGAAGAGACACCTGAGCCGGAGCGACCAGCCACTCGTACCCGCACAAGGCGGTAATCTCACAATTTAAGATTAGTTATTTATCCGAAGAGGTACCGGAACAATTATCCGGTACTTCTTCCCTAACGCTTATACATTTATGTCTGAGAAAAAACCTTGCGTGTTATTGCTGAACGACATACACGTAAGCAAAGATAATATAGCCGAGTTTACAGCCAACTGGAACGAAGCGCTCCATGTTTGTGAGAGGGAGGAAGTCTTTCTCATCTTGCTGGGCGGCGATCTTTTCCAGTCACGCTCGGCACAGAATCTGGATATTCTGTTGGCTGTCTATGATATGTTGGTAGCTGCCGGTAATAAAGGCATCAAAGTAGTGCTTGCCAATGGAAACCATGATAAAGTAAATCAGGAAGCCATCCGAGGGTATTGCCATGTCTATGGGAAACATGAAAATGTGGCCGTAGTTGATGACTTCCTCTCTGTGGGAGATGATAACTGGGATTTTGTGGTCCACATGATTGCTTATTTTCCGGAAAACGGAAGTTTCATCGATAAATTGAATGCGCTTGTTCAGGGTGGACTTGATCCCAAACGGAAGAACCTGCTCTATATCCATGAGGGTATTAACGGTGCGCTAGCCCATGCATCGGATAACGAACTCCCCGCAACCATTTTTGGAGATTTCGATCAGGTGCTCGTTGGCCACTACCACAATCGTTGTATTGTGAAAGGCAACAACGTGGAGTTTATCGGAAGCTCACGCCAGCACAATTTCGGTGAAGACGAAGAAAAAGGATACACCCTTATCTACACCGATGGTTCCCATGGGTTTGTGAAAAACCAGGTGAATCGTCGCTACCAGGTTATTGATGTATCTGCCCGGCAAGCAGATATTCATCTGACGGATCGTCTGGAAGAGATTAAGGCTGATGGACGCTACAAAGTAAAAGTACGGATACATTCAACTACAACCGAAGCAGTCAACATTGATAAATCCAGATTATTGGATTCAGGTGCCACAAAAGTTGAGATCGTAACGGAAGAACCTGAGCTGAGAGAGATTGTTTCGAGCAGCCTGTTCGAAAAATTTGATAACAACAAAATTCAGGAAAATTACATTGAGTTCTGTAAAGTGAAAGACATTGAAGATGCTTCGCTGGGACTTGCTTATTTATCAAAAATTGATAGTCATGTGGAAACTAAGTGAGATATATGCACAGAATATTTGTGCCTTCAGGGAGCTGCAGTATGCTCCCAAACAAGGGGTAACGACCCTGATCTTCGGCGATAACCGGGATAACGAAAGCCAGCGTAGCAACGGTTCAGGTAAGTCAGCGCTCATTGAGTGTATTGCCATGGGGATCACCGGAAGCCCTTTGCGTAAAATCAAAAACGAAGAGATCATCAACGATAACTCGGAAGAGGCCATGATCGAACTGACCTTCATAAATGACAGCATCCGGGAAACATTTGTCGTAGAAAGGAAATTGTACCGAAAAGGCCCTTCACAAATAACTTGTAATATCTTCCAGGGGGACAGTTCTGAAGCAGAAAAAGTAGTGCAACCAAGCGTAGACGAGTATAACAGGTTTATTCTGGACAAACTGGGAATCAGTAAGGAAGAAATCTATAATAACTTTATTCTTTCCAAATACAAATACGAAAACTTCCTTGCGTTATCCGACAAAGACAAGAAAGAGTTTATCAACCGTTTCAGCAACGGCAATATGGTAGACGAAGCCATGGAACATATCCTGCAAGATAAGGAACCCCTGGAAAAGATATTCAATCGGGCGGAACTGGAAGTGGCAGGTATTGACGGACGCATCGAACTGCTGAAAGAACAGATTGAAAAGGAGGAAAACAGCCAGGAAGAGCATGCCCGGACAAAAGAAGAAAAGGTTCAGGAACTGGAACAGTCTATTTCCAGTAGACGAACCCAAATCCGGGAGCTAACTGAAGAATTTTCAACGCTCGAAATCCATAACGAAAACATACAGCATGTGGACCAGAAACTTCAATCCCTGGAGAATACTGAGGATACACTGGAGAACCACCTTTCAGGAATCCACTCTTTGCTTACCCTTATCAATAAGAATAGCATTACCGACTGGTCATCTGTTATTAATGGCAAGAAAGCCACTATAAAAGAGGCGGAAACGGAACTGAATAAATGGGATCAGCTATTCGAACAAGCACAGAAGAAAGCCCAAACCATGACCACCGAATACGATGCTCTCTGCCAGGAACATAAAGAGTTCCTGAAAAACAGTGCTGATGAAACCACGTCCATCAATACTAACCTTGTAGGATTGGAAAAGAAATTGAAAGTCGTGCAGGAGGAGATTGAAACCCTGAAGAGAACCCGTCGGACGCTCTCTGCCGCTATAGAAATGTTGGGCAATAAGCTGGCAGGCATCATCACTTGTCCATCGTGCGGATATGAATTTATCGTATCAGATAAGGAGTTCGATGTGGATGCCGGACGCGAAGAGAAGAAAGAAAAAGAAGAAGCATACACTTCCTGCTCTTCCCATATTCAGGATAGTGAAAAAGAACTGGAAAAAATCGAATCCCATCGCTCCAAATACAGGGAAGACAAACAGAAGATTACTTTAGACAGAAATGAGTGGACTCATAAAATTCAGAAGGCCGAATCCGATTTAAGAGGCTTTGAATATGAAATGGAGACGGTAAAACGGAACCAAAACAAGATTGCAGGAGATATTACTCAACTTAATAATGATCTGGATGGTATTCTTAGAAAAGCATTCGATGAGGCTTTTGAAATAGTAGATGACGCTTACAAAGCATTGGACCGAAAAAAGAACAGTCTGAATGAAGAAATCAAGTCTGCAGAAAGTTCAATCGAAACCATCGAAGAGACTATTCAACAGGTGAAGGAACAACCCTCAACTGCCTTATTGGGATCATTGAAAAAATCTCTGAAAGAATACCGGTCACAATCTATGGATGCCATGCTTAAGAAAAAGCAGATTGAGAGTGAATTGCAACTGCTGTCGACCCAGCATCAGAATTTTGTCGAATTCAAAACGTATCTGGCAAATACTAAGATTGAAGCATTGGGAAGTATAACCAACGAGTTCCTTGAAAATATTGGTAGCGACATCCGTATTAGACTTAGTGGCTTCACAGTGTTGAAATCCGGCAAGGTACGCGAAAAGATTTCCGTATCGCTGGTACGTGCCGGTCTGAACTGCGGTAGCTTCGGAAAGTTCAGTGCAGGAGAAGCAGCACGGGTAAATCTGGCTACCATTCTGGCCATGCAGAAAATGATAAACAGTGGTTGTGATACCGATAAAGGACTTGACCTGTTGGTGCTTGATGAAATAATGGAGGCTGTCGACGAAACGGGTTTAGCGTCAATGTTTGCTGCCTTGAACTCACTAGGTCTTACCACCCTTGTGGTTAGTCATGGAAATATTGCCGAGGCATATCCACATACACTCAAAATTATAAAAGAAAATGGTGAATCACGAATCGAAACAGAATCCTGACATCCTTCAAAGGAAGGACATCCTTGGACTTGATTTGGCAACGCATACGGGTTATTATTGCGCGCATGGATCTGGTACCTGGAATTTTACCGAGTCCAAACGTCGGAATGATAACAAGCAACACAAAGACTTCCGTGACACAGTCATGGGGTTTATCGTTGCGAACGGTATCAGGCATATCGTAGCCGAAGACATCAATGTGAATAACTACTTTGCCGATATGCGCAAACTATCCGAGTTCCGGGGAATTCTGCTCGAAATCTGTGATGAACTAAACCTGTCTGAACCCACCTTTGTCAACGTAGCTACACTTAAGAAGTGGGCTACGGGCAACGGCAGGGCAACGAAGCCGGAGATGATGAAAGCCTGTGAAGACAGGTACGGGTTTCAACCCACAGATGACAATGTATCGGATGCCTGTCACCTGTATCATTATTACATCCGTAAATACAGAATTAATTAATAATAACAGACCGGAATGATTAAGGTGCTACTTCTTACATCCCATACCCTGTATTTATCAACTGACTGCTTTAAAGCTGACGATTACGTGAAAGATTATTGTTTATCTCAAGTAATCGCGATGTGGAAGCAACAAGTACAGGCGCTCATGATGATGAGCAGATAAAAGAATTATCGGTTCAGCGAAGAACCGAACTGTTTAGCAAATATGTCCTCCCTCACGTGAACCTCGTTTACCGTTTGTGCATCCAATATTCATACGTACAGGCAGACATTGAGGATAACTACAATGAGGTACTCATCAACTTTTATAAATACATCGATAGTTACGATCCGGCGCGCTCTATCCAGACGTGGCTGCACATCGTGACCAAGCGTTTCATATTCGATCTGAACACTCGCCGGGCGCAGTATAAAAAGACGGATGATGTAGATGTAAACCATCTGGCCGAGACGATCATTGATGAGGATAACATGAGTAGTAACAGTATGGATATAACGAACTACCATCTGTTTTACAGCGACGATATACTGGAAGCGCTCAGTCAGATGAAACCCATCTATCGCGAGGCATTACTCTTGCAACAGGCCGGATATAAACTCGGGGAGATCATGGAAATATCCTATCGCAATGGGAACCTGAAAACCAAAAATATAGAAACAGTAAAAAGCCGTCTGTTCCTGGCCAAGCAACAGATGCGAAAACTCATCAACCGGGATGGAGAAAGAAGAGAAGAATAAATACATCAGGCAGGTCTTTACTTTCCTGATGCGTACCACTCTTCAGCCAACTTTCTCTTTTCCAGGTGGTGGAGTAGCGCAGCGGACAGTGGATGCTTGTCTGGACGAATTACAGGAATACTATTCGCAGGACTTCGGTCCTGAGCGGATAACGGATTACTGTATCTGCCAGGTCTATGCCATCAGCGGGTACGATAAAAACTACCTGCGCAAGTGGAAAGTAAATCATTCTTTCGGCAAAAAAGCCACCCAACGCTTTGTACAAAGCACCCGTGGAAGGAAATTCTACGAAGACAGGTGGTTGAAAGCAAATGATATTTCCCGGCAGGTAGTCTGCGACATGTTCCGCGATCGCAGTAAACACCCACTTTTTAAATTCATCTATCCGGAATATGAAGAATCCGCCAAAAGACGGATGCATAATTCCGAGGTAGGTTTTTATCTGTGCCTGATATCCACGCTGCTTTGGACACCTTTTTCTCCATCCTGTCGAGATTGTAAAAACAGTCAGCGGTGCATTGAAGTGATCCGGAAGAAATACGGTGAACTCTACCGCATCAGAAAAGAAGCGTATCAAACCCAAGACAAGAAATGAGTTCTACCCAAAAGAATCCGCTTAGCGCCGAGTTTTTGTATGAACTCTATGCCACAGCGATACGATACGATCCTATATGCAATATCCTTGTTGGTCACATGAACAAGGAATACCTTCCCGACCGCTCCTTTCAGCGGATACAGGAGGTCTTTGTTAATCATTACAAAACCTATAAGCAGGCACCATCATACGCCGTGCTTTCCCAAACTTTTTCCAAAGACTACGATTCGATTGAACTGATAAACACCTTTCGTGAATACGAAGGTGAGCAAAACCCAGAGATTGTGATTGATATGTTTGAAGACTATATCAAAGGAGTCCGGTTGCAAGCAGTGTATGCGGAAGTAGGAAAACTATATAACCAGAATAAACAAAAAAAGGCCGAGGAGAAGTTAAAGGAGTATGCTGAATGGCTCTCCGGCTTTACACTGAAGTCTACCTCATTTATAAATGTGGCCAAAACTTTCCGGCAACGCTTCGATCGAAATCAGCAACACGAGCTGGAAATCCATCGTTCGGGACTACGGGAAGTGAACCGCTTCTATATCCCTGATCTGGATGAACTCAATAACGGGAGAAGCCTGCGTGGACAGCTAACCTGTTTTCTGGCCAGTACAGGTGTAGGAAAATCACATATCGCTAAATATATTGGTATCCAGGCGAACGTAGTAGATGCCCTGCATGTGCTGCACTTTCAACTGGAAGGTTCCGAAAACGAAGCGTTAAACGCTTATTCCGGTGGTCTGGTGTCAAAAAATGCTTTCTATTACGAGCGTGGACGCATTTCTGACCTTGAAATGAAACGCTTTGAACAGTTGGTCGAGAGTTATTCTGGTAGTATTACCGTTCGAAGTTTCCCTCGATTCAATACCCGTGTATCTTCCCTCGATATTAAAAATGGAATAGCGGAGTATCGTAAATTGAACGGACATGGACCTGATGTGGTCATTATCGATTCCATGGACTTACTGACCGATGCCAGTGGTCGCATCTGGGGAGCGGAACACGAGCGTAGCAAACGTATTGCTGTAGCCAATGATCTAAAAGATCTTGCTGCCGATGAAAACCTGTGGATGATGGTCACCTATCAGGCCACTATCGAGAACAGGGAGTGGCTAAATGATGAGAAGAATGTGCTTACCGAGTATAACTGTTCCGAAGCCAAAGGTCTGGCGCGTCCCTGTACCCATCTTATTTCCTTGAATCAGTCTTCCAATGAACGATCAGAGGACCTGATGCGCCTGCACATAGCCAAATCACGCTTCTTCCGCAAAGGCGAGACATTCAGGATCGCCACCGACTACGATAACGAAGTATTCTTCGATGCACAGCGAACTCTTAGTCTACGTAAATAACATGAGCAATAACTTATCATCACAGGAAAGAACCCACCTCATTGAAGAACTTATCCGTA